ATGATGCAAAGATTTAGGGATTTGGTAGACCCACAAGATACCTTGGAGATAAAGGCTAAAGGTAGTGCGAGTGGTGGAATACTCGCACAGATATTCGGTCTGAATAAAGATGGAGGGGAATAAATGGAACAGGGAAAACTTAATAGGCGGGGAAAGATAAATATGTAGTCTTATGCAAAGATTGTAACAGTAGAAGGTTAGATAAAACTTATAGATAGTAAAAGTCTGCGGGGAAGGCGGGAAGGTAGCTGGAAAAACAGAAATCAATACCTGTATATAAGTAGGGTATATAGGAGGGTATATAGTAGTGTTATAAAATGCTTATATATCAAGCCATAAGGGGCTGTTCGTGTTTTCTAAAAGTCCTGTGTTTTACCTAGTATAAGTCAGGAAAATCTTTTCGGCGGAAAGGCGGGAAAGAAAATAGGGACTAAAAAGACTACCAAACATAGATACCATAAGGGTATAGAGAGGATAGAGAGTAAGGAGATAGAGTAGGTAATAGAGAGGGAAAACACCCGTTTTGTTAGAGGCACAAATTTTTCAGTCTGAAAATCGAGTTTACAGACATTTCCATTTTAGAGAAATTACAGGTATTTCCAAGAGAATTTTAAAAGAAATTTCATACAGAAAATTCCAAGAGGCTACAAGCCTTGCTACACAAGGGTTTCAGGGGAGAGAAAATTTGAAGAAAAAGAAATTGCCGAAGGAGTGAGAGAAATGAATTTTAGGAAAATATTTTTTAGGGTGTCAACAGACCCCACCTTTAACGGAAAAAGAAAAAGTGGTGTCGCACCCAATAACATATAATTAAGAGTAAATTTCATTAGGATACGATACCAAAGGTAAGGGGGACTGATGTATGGTAGATATTGACCTAAACGAATTGCAGGAGAACGAGAAACAGGGTAAGGATATTAAGGGGCTACAGAAGCAAGAGTTCGACATTGATGATATGACCATAAAGACAGTGAAATTTTGTGAGGCAATAAGTGGTATTGAGTTCTATCCGTATCAGACCGAATATGCAAAAGGGATTGTAAAAAGTTTGTTGGCAAATGACGGGGAAGAAATAACGGCATTATTTAGTAGGCAGAGTGGTAAGAGTGAAACAAATGCTTGTGTTGTGGCAGGGTGTATGGTAATCTTGCCGATATTAGCAAAGTTATTTCCTTGGTATGAGCCATTACAGAACTATAAGAATGGATTGTATGTTGGAATATTTGCACCGAGTGGCGACCAAGCGAACACTACTTTTGGAAGGACAAAGACGAGGATAAACAGTAAAAATGCGGAAATGATTTTAGCTGATGATGATATAGATTTAGAGTTAAAGAGCATTAGCAGTTTAGTGGCATTGAGTAATGGAAGTTTTTGCACAGCTATGAGTGCGAGTAAAAATGCTTATATTGAGAGTAAGACTTATCATTTGATTATAATTGAGGAAGCACAAGACGCTGACAATAGGGTGGTGCGGAAAAGTATTCACCCGATGGGTGCTTCAACTAACGCAACGATTGTGAAGGTAGGGACAGCTAATGATAAAAGGTCAGACTTTTTAGAGGCAGTCCAGAGAAATAGAAGAAGGAACTTGAAAGGTAAAAGAAAATACCATTTCCAGTATGATTATAAGGTGGTGCAGAAGTATAACCCAAGATATAAGGCATTTATTAAGAAGGAGAAAGAAAGACTTGGGGAAAACAGCGATGAATTTAGAATGGCTTATGGCTGTGAGTTTATACTGGAAAGAGGTATGTTCCTAACAGAAGAAAAATGGAACGAATTAATAGAATTAAGTCCAAAGAATTTAGAGTTAGTGCATAGTAAGAGGGAAGGAACGCAGGTTGCAGGAATAGACTGGGCGAAAAAGCACGACAGTACAGTAGTGACTGTTCTTGATGTAGACTGGGAAAAACCTCTGGAAGTAGATGAACTATCTGGGGTAACACATTATAGAAAGCAGATATTAGATTGGCTTGAATTGACGGGAGATGATTACGAGAGTCAGTTTTACCAAGTAGTCGATTTCCTGAATAAATACAATATTAGAATAATCTACTCTGACAGTACGGGAGTAGGTGACGGAATGGTAGACAGACTTAGATATTATTATGAGGGAATAGCAGATGTAGTAGGTTATGTATTCTCAATGCCAAATAAATCAGCAATGTATATGTATCTCAATCAAGAGTTAAAAGCTAACCGCCTTTACATTCCCAATGGTAGTAGAGCCGAAAGATATAGAAAGTGGCAGACTTTCAAACAGCAAATGTTAGAATTAGAAAAATCGTGGCGTGGAAAATATATGGTATGCCATCACCCAGACGAAAAGGGGGCAAAAGACGATTATTGTGATAGCCTTGCATTGGCTATGTTAGCAAGTCAAACAGAAGGTATGCCCGAAATAGAAGTAGAGGAAAATATCTTCTATGACAGAGTGCCAAGATATAGTCAAAAGTATCTTGGAAGAAGGAAACTTTTTGGGTGAGAATGAAAAATGGGTGGAGCATTATTTAATAATTGAAACAAAAGATGGTGCTATGATAATAAACAAGCGAAAGCACTTTGAAGAAGGACACACGCACATAGGCACGATGGAACAAGGGGAATGGTTGGCGAAAATGGCTTTGTATAAAATAGTCCCACGAAGAAGTAGTTTGCGGGATTTGGAAAGCCTAATAAGAATAACTGATGATGACAAGTATAGAAGAAAGATAGAGAGAATATATAATAACAGACAAAAGGCAGGGAAGGTAGGATATGCACACAATAAGTTTTTTGGCGGCGTGTAATAAAGGACTTATACTCACTTTAGAAACTAAACCCATAAGTCGCTTTAGAATCTAAACCCATAAACTTATACTCACTTTAGAATCTAAACCCAGTCTCACTTTAGAATCTAAACTTACTATACTATATATATCAACTTTAGAACCTAAAGTAACAAAAGAAAATAATAAAAGAAAAAGAATAGAAAGGAAAAATTTGAAATCAGTAATTAAACTAAAAGAGTAAAGGAGGATTGGTATTATGATTGTGCTATAAAATACGGCGGAGAAATTAAAGTAAAAGCCTAAATTTTTGGCGGTGTGGTATAGATTATTTAGTCAGATTATTAAAAGAACTTGACAAATTGGAGAAACTTGTATATTATAAAAGTGAAGAAGTATATAGTATAGGTTTCCCAAAGGCAGAATGATAGAAAAATAGTTAAAGCATATTACCAGGCTAATTATTACCCGCCTATTTAGGCGTAGTGCTTTAACGCTATCAAACTGTCTTTTATTTTAGCCAAAAGGATTTGGTATAATTTAGTAGGAGGTGTTAGAAAATGGATTTGAAATATAAGAAAAACAGGAGTAATATAGGGAAATTTGGAGAACCGAGAAAAGCAGATGCAAAAGGGAAATATAAGATTGAGTTTAACAAAGGTGCAAAAGTAACAAGAAAGAAAATTGAGAATAGAGAATAATGTTAAGGGGTGAAACAGGAGGAAAAGGAGTAGTGGGTAATGATGACTGATTTAGGAGTATTTGAACTATTCTCTGGACTTGGACTTTCCGAGCAAAGACGATTAAATGAAATATCGGAGTATTGGGATTTTTATTTAGGAGACCAATGGAGAGTAGTTAGGGAAGAAGGAGAAAGCCTTATTACCTTCAACTACGCAAAAGCCATTGTGGATAAGTCAGTAAGTTTTTTATTTGGAAAAGGTTTCAGAATACAGCCCCATAAAGAAGTAGCACAGGAATTGAAACCTCTTTTAGATGAAGTATGGGAATATAATAAGAAAGATATTTTAGGCGTAGAAATAGGGCAGATGGGGGCAATAACAGGGGATTGCTTTATAAAGGTATCGTGGGAAGACCCAGAGGTAGATGATAATGGAATGTTATACGAGGAAGAATACCCCGATGGGAAAGTAAGGATTGATGTGTTACCGACCAGTTCTGTATTTCCTGTATATAGTAGCCATGATAAGGATAAAATGGTGAGTTGCACTATACAATATGCTATTTTAGAAATGGGAATTGATGGAAAACCTGTAGCACGGATGTATAAAGAGGTAGTAACAAGAGATACCATTTCCTATTATATAGACAATGAGTTGGTGGAAGAAATCCCGAACATACTGAGGGAGATAAATATTGTCCAGATAAAGAATATTCCACTTGCAGGGGAGAGTAGAGGGCAAAGCGACCTGAAAAGCATAATTCCATTACAGAAGGAATTAAACGCAAAGGTTACAGATGTATCTGATATAATCAACTACCATTCAGCACCGATAACGATTATACAAGGTGCAAAATCCAAGAATTTGGAGAAGGGTGCAAAGAAGGTTTGGGGAGGATTACCGAAAGACGCAAAGGTTTATAACCTTGAACTTAATTCAGACCTAAATGCTTCAAACAATTTTATATCGACAATCAAAACAGCTATACACGAACTGTCAAATACACCAGAGGACAGTCTTGGAGGTAAAAGTGCAGTATCGAATACAACAGGGGTAGCCCTACAGATAAAATACGCACCGCTTTTAGAAAAGACTTGGCTGAAAAGACAAACTTATGGCGGTGGAATAAAAGATGTATGTAGGTTAGTAATAAAGCTATTGAGGGTTAAGGGTAGTGATGAAGAAAGGAAATTATTGAACGACTTAATGTCAACAAGTGAAGGAATTAAGAAGGTATTTGATATTACAGTAACATTCCCAGACCCATTGCCGAAAGATGAAATGGTGCAGTTGCAGATTATAGCCCAAAAGATGAATTTAGGATTAGAAGAACCAGAAGGTGCTTTAAAAGAGTTAGGTTATGAGGGCGATATACAAGAGAAATTAGAGAAAATAAGGAAGTATCAAAAGGAACAACAGAATTTGATGTTTGATTTAGCAGGAGCTGAAAATATAGATATAGCAGGAATACAAAGTCAATTCGATGCGGATATTGGAGATAATGATTTAGAAGAATAGGAGTGGATTAAATGGCTACAGATATAAAAGGTGATAGAACGAATGTAAACATAGCCAGAGGTCTACTCTACAAAGACCATATCGAGGGAACGAAGAATTTAAGTAATATTTTTTCAAAGCCTATTGAACCTTCACAAGTTAAAAATGCTATGAGCAGGGTAAACAGAGTTACAAGGAATTTGATGGAAGATGTAAGAGCAACCATTATGACAAGTATAGATACAGCAATATCAGAAACAATAAGTAAACAAAATGCTTGGCTAAAAATGAATGGGTTTCCGCCATTGACGGAATTGGAACAAGAGAAGTTGAGAAATCAAGCGATAGCAAAATCCTTGGGAACATTTAAAGGGGCAACACTTGAAAAAAGACTTGATGTTTCAAAAAGACTTGCCAATAAAAGATTGAGGCAGGAAATAACATTAAGTGATACAAAAAAAGGCGTAGAGGAAAGTAAGATAAGGTCTTTAGCCTTTATGACAGATAACAGGGAAACAGGGAGAAGTTTAATCGGCGGTAGTAACTACAAATATAATGAAAGAATTTTAGTATCAGAATACAATAGGGCAAAGCAAGAGGCGTCAAGGGAAATAATGAAGGAACTTGGATTGCTCGGAAGATGGACATTAAGTTCCCGACATAAGATATACGATATATGTGATAAGTTTGCGGAGGGAACAGGAGAACAAGCAAGTAAACTATTAGCAAGTTTGAAT